GCACGACACCTCGTTCGGCGGGTCGCACATGCTTCTGCACCAGTCGCAGCGCACGGTGTCAAGGTACCTTGTGTATTCGTCATTCATACTTCACCATTTCCTCCGTAGAAGCAGCGGTCGCAGAGGCGGGGCCGCTTAGGAAGACTTAGCCGAGTAATTATTCGATCATGCTCCTTTCCGCAGCCGTCGCACACTCCTGGGTAGCCAGGGGGCCAGTCGGTAGCCTCGGGCCGTTGAGATGAGTGCTCCTCGCCGCTCATGATCCTATCTCCTCCCACTCTTTCCAGTCGGGAAAGCAGATCCCGCAGGCGTGCTTGTTCACCCCAATCAGTCGTGCGTCCTTCGTGGGACCTACGGTGTACCTGTCGTTGCACCGGCGATCTAGTATCTGCCGGCCGCAGCAGTCGCAGATCAGAACCTTAGAACTACTGAGCAGCCGCTCTCGTATCATCCCTTACCCTCCTACGACCCAACCTCCCCGACGCTCCTGGCCGCGTCGGCCAGCGGGACGAAGTCCCGGTTGTAGAACCCGAGTATCGCGGCGACGTCGCGGTAGGCTCCGCGGACGGTAATCATTATCCCAGGGAGCCCGGCGTCATTCGGACCGGGCCCGGGAATCGTCAGGAAGACGTCCGTCGCGCCGATTATCGGGCGCCCGCTCTCCTTGTCGATCCTCGGAGCCAGCGCGTAGACCCACCTGGGGTTGACCACGATCGGGAGGCCGTTCGCCATCACAAGCTCGGTGACGGTCCAGACCTGGGTCTTTACCTTCGAGTTTATCTCCATAGACCTCACTTCCTTTCCTGCTCCGTCTACATGTATCACAGACGCGGCCCCGGGTAAAGGGCAGCCGAGCCCAGTACGGGGCGCCGGAGTCTCGCCACCTCGGGCTCGGGTTGGACCGGTACGGGTTCGGGCGCGTGAACCTGGAGGCCGGGAGGCGGCGGTGGCACCTGGAGCACCATCGTAGGTACCTGCCCTTCCCCTCCCGGCGCCACGCCTTCGCGGTCTCCTCCCGCCGAACCTCGTAGACGCACCGGCCGCAGTAGGTCAGCACCTCTTCGACCGTGAACCCTGTCACGCGTGTCTCGGGGGTCCAGTTGGCCGGTCTGCTGTCGACGTCGGCGCGCCTTACGCGGCGGTTGAGGCGCGTTAGCCTCTCCCCGCAGCGCTGACAGTAGAGTTCTCTGTATCCCCGTTTCCTTCCCATGCTTGTTTTACTCCTAACGTAGACTGTTTTAATGAGTCAAATACACCCTCCCAACTACTTCCCTAAGAGAGGGGGAAGTAGCTTATGAATCCCCTCCTCCTCCGGCCCTCGCCCGCTCGGCCCGGAGCCCCCGGGAACCTGGGCGGGCCGGCCCTTCGCTACCGCTCCGGTCCGCTCCGCCACGACGGTTCCCCCCGGGACCCCGGAAGATGCCTTGGGCCCCTTCAATTCTGCACATGGCTAAGAGGCTCCTTGACGTCCCCACCCCGCTATGGTACAACACCTTTGGTGCGTACGAGAATACAGCCCGGGACCCTATGTGCCGCGTGCGGCGTGCGTGAAGTTACCGCAGGGGGCCGACGTCGAGACGGGACAGTCTTCTACCGTTCCCTCTGTCTCTCCTGCTACGACCGTACACCGTCTCAACTTCGGGCCGAGGTGCGGTACCGCACTACCGGCAAGTGTCGTAGGATGGTAGCGAGGTCCCGCCGTAAGTACCACCCTCGCCAGGCGGTCTACTCCTTCCTCACCGAGGACGAATGGCTCCGGCTCTACAACCTGCAGGGCGGCTCCTGTGCCATCTGCGGCTCGGCGCTGCGTAACCGCCTGGACCCGGCCGACAGGCGCCCCCTGGCGTACTGCGACCACAGCCACGAGGAGGAGAAGTCCGTCGGTATCCGAAGGTCTATCCGCGGCCTGCTCTGCCTCCGGTGCAACCGCTACCTACTCCACGTAGCTAGGGATAGCTCGGAGCTGCTCAGGCGGGCCGCCGACTACCTTGAGAATCCTCCCGCCCGAAGCATAGTCGAGGATACGGATCCCGATGTCCTTCTACATCCGGCCGTTTGAGTACCTGCCCGAGACCGAGTACCGGCTGCTGCTGGCGGCCCTCAAGGAGGACGGCCGTCGCGAGTACGGGATCATCGGCTGGCAGGCCATCGCCGTGTGGCTCTACACCATCGGCTTCGTTCGTCGACCTCCGGTCAAGAGCACGATAGTGCGGTGGGTGCGGGAGTACTTCATGCCCGCCTGCAACGTGATGCTGCCGACCACGACGTCCGGAGCCGGCCGGAGAACCTGGCGCGGCCCGCTGCTGACCACCAACCTGGCGCTGCACGCCTGGATGGTGACGCAGGGGAGGGCGGTTACTCTCCCTCGGTGGCACCCGTACCGGCTGGCCGTCTACACGCGGACGCCGTGTGAGTTTCCGGTGCGCGCCCATCCCAACTCCCGGCCCCGTGGCCGCCAGTCCGAGGAGGTGCTTCGGGAGCGCTACGCCAGGAGACAGGAGTCTCACAGGATCAGAGAGGCTCGGAGGCGGGACCGGATCCGCTCGGCTCAGACCCACGCGGAGGTCGCGCGTTGGCGTGGGATCTCGGGCACCCTGCCCTTCTTGGAAGGTATCGCCCGCCGCAGTACGGACACTGTAGGGGCCGTGGGCGGTCCCACGACCCCTCAATTACCCCCGCAGCTCCCCACCGGACGGCAGCTCTATCCAGAACCGTCATTCGGGCCCCTCCCCGATCCCTGTCCACACCCAGTGTGCGACGCAGATCCCGATAAAGACCGCGACGCTAACTGCCAGTAGCATTCTGCCTCCTATCTGGCGCCCGAATATCCCCGGACCACGAATCCGGTCGTGTCTGCTCTCGCGCGCCCCTTAGCCCGCAGACCTACTATCACACCCCTCGGGTCGAGAAACCGCAGGTCGTGCTCGTCACCGTCTATGACGGGGTACATGGCTCCTGCCACGTTGAAGAACTGCGGTAGGCTCTCGCCCTTCCTGGTGTCGAAGACGACCGCCACGTTCGCCGCTCCCTCTCTCAGTATGGTGTCACACGCCCACACGTTTTGCTCGCTACGGCTGAACGTGTAGTGTACGGGCGTACCGATATGTGCCGAGGTTCTTATGGCGTTTCCGTTCTTCGTGTAGTCGTAGAAGGTTACGGGCATACCGGTATTTATCGCTCGGACGTTCCGCTCCACCGCCATTGCTAGCTCCACGTCGTCGGACGTTCCGTTCACCCGCACCGCCAGGAGTAGCCCCTTCCTGTTGGCTCGTCGGTTCCAGTACAGTACCTCGTGTGCCAGGATATTCGGAAACTCCACGGCCTCGTAGCAGTACCGTACCGTTCTCTCTAGTCGTGCCCTCTGCACCGTATCCATCGCTCCACGCCCCGCCGTATTCAGGCACGATGCTCTGCACCCTGGTGTCGAGAACGGACACAGATCCCTTCCGGGTCTCAGATGCAGAATTGCCGTTAGGTACCCCATCTTGACGCTCTTCGCCGTCTTCGGATTGCTCACTGTAAATAGACGTTTCATCCTGTCCTCCGATCTGGAGCGCTGCCCGCTCCGCGGGAGCCTCTGCCCGATGTTACAGAGGCCTCCCCGCAGCGGTCGGCCGTCTACGCACGCCGCTCCCACACGGCCTTTGGCCGGCTGTGGCACGTCTTGTCCCCGATACGTACGCCGTCGACGCGCCTGATAGCGCCCGAGCTGGCTACCTTTCTCAGCGCGACCGCGATCAGCTTGCTCTTGGCTGTTGCGTGCCGCAGAGCCTCGGTCGAGCAGAGTGTGGTCTTTACGTGGAGGAAGACATCGTTTGTACAGAAGTATCTCTTCTCTCGGGAGGCATCGTAGATCCCTGTGATCAGCGCGCGTAGCGCCTCCCCGCGCGGGATGGTTACGTACATTCCCGTAACTGTGTCGTGTACGCTGAACGACTGTCTCGGCTCTCGTTGCATTCTCTTCTCCTGTCCGGTAACTGGGAGCGTGATCGCTCCCGGGAGGGGGCCCGGTGTTGGTGCCTCCGCTACATTACGGTTTCTTGCGCGCGTTCCCGTGTAGGTTCACAGGCATTTCCGTTGGGCTTGGGTTCGCGACCCCTGCCCGGCCTTTTGCACCCTCCCGGCAGCAATCATGGCTTGCCCTTCACCACTAGGATTTCTCTACACAGCTTCCTAAACTCTTCGGCCGCCGCCGTGTGCTGGCAGCATCTACCGATGATAGGGACTGCAGGAATCTCAGGACCCGGTCTATCTACGTTCCAGTCTTTGCCACACAGAAAGCAGAAGGCCGGCTTCAGTCTGTGGTCTTCCATTGGTGCATCTCCTGTCCCGGTTGATGGAGCTTGACGCTCCGGGAAGGCTCCCGTGGAGCCAACCCGCAGTGTCCTCCTTCCTACGCCGCCAGGAGGTAGTCGAGCGCCCGCTGCCTTATCTTGGAGCCGGTCTCGAACAGGCTGTGCTCGAACCTCGCCTCGGCTATCGCCCTGTCGCTCTGTCCCCTGTGGGACGTGTGGTGGTCGATGTACTCCGTCACCGCGTTGAACGCCGCCCACTTGGTGCCTGGGGCGGCCTTGCTGGCGCGTCCGTGCTCGAAGAGGTAGTAGATCTTCGCCTGCGCCTTTATCGGGGCGCTCTGGATCCCGTACTTGAGGTACTGCTCTCGCTGGTTTTCGGTTTCCGGGATTAGCGTCTGAGCCATCGCCCGGACCTCTCGCCTACCTATCTCCGCGTTTACCAGCCGCAGCGCGACCTCCGAGAACCTACCGAAGTACTCTCTTGCGTCACCAATCAGCTTCTTGGCTGTCGCTATCCTCTCGTTGACCCGCGAAGTGTGCCGGATCTGGATTACGTTCGGGATGTACCTCTGCTCCGCCCGACCTCCCACCTTGACGCCGGCCTGAGATAGCGCCGCCGTCTCGGTGTTGTTGCAGACCACGTAGATACCTGTGAACAGATACCGGAGTAGCCTGCTGCTGTCGTGGCTCGTTGACATGAGCAGGTACGGCTTTATGGCGTGACCGGCTACCTCGACCTCCGCCGATGGTATGTCTGCCAGCGCGAAGCACCTTCGCCCCGAATCTAGCAGACCCACCGTCTTCAGCCTCAGCAGACCCTCTCCAGCTGCGGCGTTCAACACGTCCAGCTGGTCTACGTACTGGGCCACACCGTACGTCTTCTTCTGGACGCACAGGCACTGCCCGGTGTCGTCGCGGACGATGGCCTTGTAGTCGTCTACCGGAACCTCGTAGTACTGACCATCGATAGCTCCCGTGTGCTGACTGAAGCTGACCGTCCGCTCGGACACCGTGCAGAGAACCTGCTTTGCGTCCTCGAAACTGATCTCGTCCTGGTACCTCCCTAGCCCGTGCCAGGGTTCCAGACCGGAGTACATCATTCTGTCTATCATGTGTGCCATCGGTAACACCTCTCTGTCTGTTAGGTGGTCGAAAGTAACCACCACAGGGCGCCAGTGTAGGCGCCCGAGCTGGCTACTCGTCCCTGGGAAGGTCGCACAGACAGCGCGCGTAACCGACTATCGTCGGAAGATCCGGTGGGTTTAGCCTCTTTTCCACATAGGATTCGATGCTTCCCTGTATCGAACGTGCCGCGATGTTGTCCAGCGAAAGATCCTCGACCGTGGCGTCGATGGTAGAAAGCCCGTCATGTCGGAATTCGACGTTGAGAGCGTTTGCCAGCACCCGTGCCGAGTACTCTACATACTCTATATCGCACGCGCTGTGATTTAGCCCCTCTCGGCTTAATCCTCGTAGGGGCTTTGGCATCTGGTGGTACAGCCACCCTATCGCCCAGTCTCCCCAGACTCGATTGCGTATGAGCGGGAGGCTGTAAAGCAGCGCGCACGCCACGCGGACGACCGTCGGGATTGTCGGGATGGGCAGCTCTCTCAGGAGAACCAGGCTGCGACAGCCCACCTTCATTTTGTCGTCCCACTTTACGTTTCCCTCAGCCTCAAACAGCTTTGGGTTCCTATACTGCCCGTGAATCTCGTTGAATATGACGGCGTGCTCGGGGCTTGCGTACGCGTGATAGCACGACGAGGAGCACAGACCCCTGTTTCCCGTCTTACCCTTCGAGCGGACCCCGATAGTCCACCGCGTCCTACCGTTGTACGTGGTCATGTTTCGCTCGGTCAGCTTGTAGAGCTTCATGGTGCATCCTTTCTTGTCAACCGGGTGCCCGAGATGGGCACCGTAGAGCGCCCGGCTCTAGGCGCTCTCACTGCCCACGTCGTGAAGGGGTCTACTTGTTTGCCAGCTGCCCGACTACCACCTTGAGAGACTGTACCGCTCGCGCTATCTCGGACTGCTCGGCTAGGTCTGGGGGCCGCATCTTCTGGCCCCGTATGTCCTCGGCCAGATCTACGGCTCTCTCTACCAGATAGGCCAGTCTTGAGTACGCCCGCGCGGTATCGTCCTGCAGTAGCCAGTAGCTGCGTGGTCTTACTTGCTTTGTCATGGTCTTGACTCCAGTGTCGGACCACATCCTTCGCACGGGTGGTGCGCCGTGTCTGCGTGATCACACGCATAGCAGCCCCACACCCTGGTGCGATGACCACACGGGGCTACGAAACCGTTGATTATCCACGCTTGCACTGCGTAGCAATATCTCAACATAGCTGCTCCGTTCTGGTGCGCTGCACTCCAACCGGCACCTAACGTCCCCCTGTAACGTACCAGGGGGACGGTGTTACCGGTTGACAGAATGCCGGCGCCGGTATTCCCGCTTGACTCATTCAAGCTATACCTGGCGCCTTGCCGCTAGGCCGTTCCGGGCTTGCATCCGGTCCGGAGCGTTGCCCCTAGAACGCAGCAACGTCACTTCCTAGCTATCGCCCCGTTTGCTACGATACGCGCGCCGTAGCTCGGGCGGGGTTTCCCTACCGCTAGCATCAGCAGGCCGCGCTATAACGGGCCGCCAGTGGCTTGCCCTTGCGTCCTATGCCTGGTTGCCAGCTGCGCTACTGGACAGAGAAGCACGCGTCATGCCAAAAGTTAAGTACGTGAAATTGCTGAGTTTCACCGCGACGCATACCTGCAAGGTGCGACACTTCCGCAACACCTAGCCAAATTGATGGCGCTCAAAAGCGTAGTTACTTGTTTTCGCTAGGGTTTCGTCTACGCGCGAACCGTCACTTTCGTGGCGCCAGGGTGGGTAGGGTGTTGCCCAGGCAAGGCTCCCGAGAACTAGCATTCTCGCGAACGTAAACGCTATGTAGGTTGCTGTGTTAGAGCGCATGGTCTGTGTGGTTTGCTATAGAGTCTGCTGTACTTTTCCACATAGCAGATGCAACCCCCGCCTCCGCTGATGCGATGCCCGGGCTATGTCTATAGGTTCGCACACAGCAGGAGAAGTAGAAGAGATAGACACGCGTGTCTACCTCGAAGTTTGCGCGGTGCGGTACCATGTGCTATGCTGTGAACAGTGGCAGACGCGAAGGCACGAGTCGAGGCCGGAATCGTCCCGGAACTACTCGACAAGATTATCGGTTCCGCACGCGATCGCCTGGAGGAGGTGGTCGGGGACATCGGCGTGATCCGGACGACCCTCCACCCCCAGCTCACGGAGCTGGGCGAGCGGCTGACGGCGATGCTGGCGGCCGGAACCCTCGACGAGGCCGGGATTACCACGCGTGTCTCCCGCCTCGTGGACTGGCTGGAGAAGTACGGGAGGACGTCGCTGACCCTGACGAAGGTGCTCGACGAGGTCGCGAGGCTCCGTAGCTTCGTGGCCGGCGGCGCCGACAGCCGACCCGACCTCTCGTCCCTGTCTGACGTCGAGCTTGCGCGGATCATCCGCTCGCAGAGGGTCCTGGCAGACACGATCGCCACCCCGGACAGCCCACAGGCCGCACCGGCCCCCGATCGCCCCTCTGGTGGCAGATGAGGCTGTCCCTCCTGCAGCGGAACGACCTCCAGACGGCCGCGGAGGCGACCCGGGAGCTTGAGAGGCGCCGGGAGGGCGACCCCCTGGCACACTTTACCCCCCTACGGGCCCGGTTCGGCGGGGGGCAGCTCGGCTTCCTGGAGTGCGACCTGACCGAGGCGTGGCTGAGCGGGGCCAACCGGATAGGCAAGTCCGACGCGCTCGCGGCCTGGATCGCCCACTTCGCCAGGTACGGCAACCCGACCCCCAAGGGGAGCTTCTGCAGCGACGGCCTCGTGATCTACGACCGCGCGGTATCCCTCTGGGTCGTATCCCCCACCTTCCCCATGTCCCGGGACATCATGCAGCCCAAGATCTTCGACAACGGCTACGTTCCACCCGGCGCGCACCTCCCGTTCATACCTCCCCACGACCTGCTCGGCGGGAGCGTCGAGCGCGCATGGAGCGAGAGCAACAAGATCCTCAAGCTGCGTAACGGCTCGCTGATCGGCTTCAAGTCGTGCGACCAGGGAAACGCGAGCTTCTACGGAACCGGGAAGGACGGGATCGTCTTCGACGAGCCACCTAGCGAGTCCGTCTACAACGAGTGTACGATACGCGTCGAGGCGGGCCGGTCGCTCTGGATACGCGGCGGGGCTACCCTGCTACCTGAGAAGGGCCAGACCGTCGAGGGGATCTCCTGGCTGTTCGACCGGAAGTTCGACCCGTGGATGCGGGGCGTCGGCCGAGACCGGCTCGGCGTGTTTACCGCCTCGATCTACGACAACATCTTCCTGCCCCGGGAGGAGATCGAGCGGCTTGAGTCGCTGTTCCCGGAGGGCTCCCTTGAGCGACGCATCAGGCTAAACGGCGAGCTACTCCGTGTGGCCGGCGGCGTCCGCGCGTACCCGGCGTTCAACCGCAGCATCCACGTCAACCCGAAGCTCTCCGGCAAGCGCCACCTCGACACGCACCTCCCGCTACTCTGGTGCGTCGACTTCAACGTGCAGCCGATGGGGAGCACCGTCTGGCAGCTCCAGACCGACGCGCGGGGGGTAGGGATCTACCGCGGGGTCGACGAGATCACGATCGAGACCGACGCGGGCCCGGTCCAGCTCGCAGAGGAGTTTCGCCGGCGCTTCCCGTCGCACTCGGCCGAGGTCTGGCTGTACGGCGACGCGACCGGCAAGAGCCGCGGGCAGACAGGGCGGTCCAACTACGCTCTGATTATGGAGGCGCTGCGCGGCGCCTCCCTGTCCGTCAGGATGTTCATCCCGGAGAGCAACCCGAACATCGACGACCGGGTCAACTCGGTCAACACGCTCCTGCGCGCACCAGGCGGAAGGTCCCGTGTCGAGGTACCGCCGTCGATGACCGAGACGATCGCCGACTTCGAGACCGTCGTCAAGGACAAGCACGGAAAGATCAAGAAGACGACCAACAAGAACGACCCGTACTTCAGGCGCACCAGCTGGTCCGACGGCTTCGGATACATGGCGCACTACCGGGAGCCGGCTACACGGCTGGGAGTGTCCCTCCGCCACACGACCAAGAAGATGAGGCAGCCCACGTACAACTTCGGAGGCTAGATCCGGTATGTCCGACACCCTAAAGGAGCCCGCCCTGATCTACGACGCCGATGGAAATCTGACGAGCGAGAGCGCCATACTCGACGCGATCGACGGCTACCGGCGCCTGTCTAACGAGGCTCGGCGCTCCCGTGCCTCCAAGAACAAGATCGGGTGGGACTTCCTGCACTGCCGGCAGGACTGGTCCCACAAGCTCGATCACCAGAGCCGGGACTTCATGCCCGACTTTCCGATGGCCGTAGAGCGCATCGCGGCGAGCCTCTCGCAGCCGTACTTCGAGACCGAGGAGTGGTTCGACGTGGTTCCGGCGGGCATCGGGCCGCCGGCCATAGACCCGGTGATCCTCCGACGCTTCCTGATGTTCTACATGGACCGCCTGTACCTCCCGGGAAACTACTGCGACAGCACCCACTGCATCGCCACCTTTATGCACGACGCGTTCGAGATGAACATCATCGAGGCGGTCACCTGCGCGAAGGTCTACGCGGTCCGGTGCAACAGGTTCCAGTACATGCTTGAGAGCGGGAACCCGATCGGCGACACGTCCGACTACTCGCAGCTAGAAGCCGTCGTCCGTAGCGTCGAGGTACCTACCCTCCGACTGGCGATCGACCTGATCCCGTGGGAGGACTACTTCCCGGACCCGACCGGAAACAACCTCTTCGACATCCACGAGAAGTCGGTTACCCTGGCGCACCTCCGCGACAACCCCGACTACGATCCGGAGGTAATCGACTCGCTTTCGTCGGTATCGTCCGGTACGTCCGGCGACTCCACCCCGGAGTACGAGAAGCGCCGCAGAAGCGACTCCGACGACCCGGGAAACAGCTCTCTGTATGGCCCGCGCATCCGGGAGGTCTGGGGGGACATCGTAGACCTCCGTGACGGGAAGCGCCTGCTCCCCGCCAACCGGTTCTGCACCGTGACCTCTACGAGGAAGTTCCTCCGGCCACCGACGCCAAACCCCTTCTGGCACGGGCGGCGCCCCTTCTGCAAGGGGTCCCTCCTCCGAGTACCCCTATCCGAGGTACACAAGTCGATCGCCGACCACGCCGTTCCCGTTGCGCGGGCCGCCAACGAGCTAGATAACCTGATGCTCGACGGGGCCATCGCCGAGGTCTGGGGCATAAGGCAGTTCCGCCCCGACCTAATCGAGAACGCCGAGGAGTGCGACCACGGAATCCCGCAGGGGTACACCGCCAAGATGAAAACGGGAGCGGAGGTCGGAGCAAAGTTCCTTGAGATCGTCGCCGAGGGGCGCGTCCCCCAGCTCTCCGTCGAGATGCAGCGGCAGAAGGCGGCGCAGTTTCAGATCGCTACCGCGCTACCTGAGACCGCGCAGGGCAGCCAGCCGCAGAGGAGTGCGACGGCTACCGAGATCGCGGCCGTGTCCGCGTCCAGCCAGGGCCTGTACGGCGGGTTCTCGTCGTTCTTCGAGCGGGGATTTGTAGTCCCCATGCTGGAGCTTGCGTGGATGACCCTCTGGCAGTACGTGGACGACTTTACCGAGCCAGAGATCGTTCAGATCGTAGGGCCCGAGCGGGCTCTGGTTCTACAGGCGATGCCGGCGGCCGAGAGGTTTGTCCTACTGGCGCAGAGCATACGCTTCAGGGTCAAGGGCCTTCGCCAGCTGATGCTCAACCAGGAACTCTTCTCCCGGCTAACTGTGTTCCTGCAGAGCCTGGGTGTTAACCCGTCGCTGCTCATGGCCTACGACTCGAAGTACGACATCGTCCCGTACATGACCGACATGATGAAGGCGATCAGGCTCGCTCCTGAGCGCTACGAGAAGGAGCCGGGTAAGGGCTACTCGATCAGAAACAACCCGCCCCCCGGTGAGGTTTCCCCCGCCGGCGCGCTACGTGGAGGTACCGGACCCGGCGGACCTACCCCCGGAACTCCGACCTCTCCGGGTACGACCGGAACGGGGTCCCTTGGCAGCGAGATCGAGGGGCAGATGGCACAGACCAACCCGACGGGATTCCGCGGAACGCAGTTGTAATGCCAGACGCAGGTAAAGACTATTTGGAATCCTACGCCAAGAGGCGTGGGCTACGTCCGAAAGATCCGGGGGCTCACGGTCCGAGTCGAGTGCCTTCTGGACCACGAAAAGGACTCCTACTCAAGCGACTGTACCATCCTACCGTCAACCTAGCAGTACAGACTGATAAAGAGATGGGTGGAAAGTTCTATCGGAAGGGTGGTCATATCTACTCCTTTGGTTTTGGTGAGGAGACTCCTCCTTCCACCACATTCGGGGAGATTAGCTATCCGAGACTAGAGAGAAAGATTCAGTCGGCAACCGCACGAAAGCAACGTCAGATAACCCGCTAGAGGAGAACGGTATGGCACGCTGGACGGCAAAGGACACGGCCGAGAAGGGCTACAAGCTCGTCGGAAAACTTGGAACCGGGGTCAGGTCCGCACGTCTGGCCGCGAAGATCAGTCGGGAGAACTCGAAGCCAGGTAGAAAGAAGGTCCGCGACGTTGGCGCCGTCGTAGGAGCGATCGGCCGCAAGAAGTACGGCGCCCACAAGATGGCGCAGTGGTCCGCGGCGGGACGAAAGAGGAACAAGTAAAATGCCGGTCGCACGGGGCAAGCGCGGTGTCGAGCAGGAGATGCACAAATTCAAGTTCGGGGAACTACACTCCGGCTCGCCTACCGGACCGGTCGTTACCGACCCGGAGCAGGCGATCGCCATCGCACTGAGCGCGGCAGGTATGTCCAGGTCCAAGGGACGATCGAAGAAAAAGAAGAGGTAGATCTATGGCGTGCAAGGGCAAGAAGGGCAAGGGCGGCCGAAAGAGGTAGAGGGCATCCGATGGCAAAGAGCAAGAAGGTGAGTATGCCGTACGGCGAGGTTGCGGTCGAGCACAGGCCACGAAGCCGGGTAACCCTCAACCTCGACAAGAAGCACGGATCGGCGATGCCGTCGGTCAAGATCGGCTCGCGGCACAGGATGACGGTGGACGGCAAGGTGACCTCTCTGTCCTCGGACGAGTACGGGCACCGCGTCGAGCTGGACGTTCGTCCGGACGGAATCTCCCACGACGGTGGCGCGTCTTCTATAATTGGTGCGCTGCGTCAGAGACGCCGCAGCCGTGAGGGACGCTTCGAGTAGGGCGACGATGCCGGAGCGGCAGAGCGACTTCTTCTACGGCGCCCGGGCGTCGTTTCCGAAGGCGGTCCAGTGGCACGTCTGGTTCAACTACTGGAAGGACCACATCCACCAGATGCAGCCGATAGACCGGTTCATGGTCGACTTTACGGTAAAGTTACAGCAGACGCTGGTGAAGATCTCCCAGATCATACGCCAGAACGCGGGGTACACCCGCAGCTACACGGACGGTGAGATGCGAAACATCAAGGATCTTGCAGAGGAGGCCGCGGCGTGCTATCGTAGGAATAGGCCATCGGACGACCGAATCCGGTCCCTGGACCGGTCTCTGGTGCTGCTGTTTCAGGCGCTGGACGGCGCCTACTCGGTGGTAGAGGCCCTGGCCGCCGAACTCGACCGGATCAACCGGCGTGGGTTCTTTATGCTCAACGTAAACGACGAGAGGGCCGAGGTTGTAACGGGTGGGACCGTTTGAGAGTACCAAGGCTGCCCCCGCAGATCCAGACCGAATCGCAGACGCCCTGGAGCGGGGGGCCCGAGCCCGTCAGATCCTTAACTCTGGCGTTGCCGATGACCTGGCTCGCCGCCGCGAGCAGGTTCTTCGCCAGGCGGAGCTGGAACTTCGCTCGGGAACTCTTACACCGGATCGTGCGCTGATGCACGTAGCGTGCTGCAACGCACTCCGCCGGTACCTGGCGGAACTTGAGGATGACATCAGACAGGCCGAGCGCGCGGCAGAGAGGCTGCACGCGGACGAAACAGACCTTGAGGACGGGAGCGACCAGGAGTAGCTCCTGCCGTAGGGGGAGACATGGCAAAGAAACTGACAGACGCAGACGTAATGACAGGATTTAACCCCGACCCCAGTCAGACCGACGAGGCCGAGGATAGCAGAGCCCGGGAGGAGACGAGCCCGCCGTCAGACTCGACTCCCGAGGGCGACAGAGAGCCCGAGGTAGCGGAGGGGTCCGAAGAGGCTACCCCACCTACCGAGCGGGACATTACACTTGACGGTAAGACCTTCCGAACGTCAAAGGACGTGGCCGACGCCTTTCTCCGGGAGATAAACCGGAGGGACGGAACGAGCGGGTCCGAGCTTCAGAAGCTGCGCGAGCGCGTGGCCTTTCTGGAGGGGTCCGTGAGGGCTGCGGACAGGACGGAGAAGAAGGACGAGGTCGCAGAGCCGTCGCCGCCCGACCCCGAGCTGGAGATCGACAATCCCGCGGAGTACCAGCGCCAGATGATCGCCTACACCAACGCGATGATCGACAGGAAGGCGCAGGAGCTAACCGCCCGCTACGAGAGCGAGAGGGCTAGCGAGACCCGTGAGGAGACGAGGAGATCCGCCTGGGCCGCGCACTGCCAGAAGCTCTACTCCAACCCGGACAACAGGGTCCTGGTCGGAAACGAGGACATCGTTGACATGGTGCTAGAGGAGCACCGGGAGGAACTCGCCCCTATGTCCGCGGAGGAGGGATTTGCACGACTCGCAACACTTGCCAAGGAGAGACTCGCACGGCTGACCGGGGTGGCACCGGAGGTAAAGGCGAAGAAGACACCTAACCCCCCACACCTGGAGGGAAGCACCCGTCGCACCGGCAGCACAGCTCCCGCTGAGAAGGACAGTACCAAGGCGTACTCGCTCACCGAGGAGATCCGATCGCGCAGGCGCGCCGCGAGAGAGGCCTTCTCCAAGGGCGGGTCGGGCAACCCCGCGGTAGCTCAACCACGCTAGATACACTCTCAGTAAAGTAAGGAGATCCCATGCCCGCACCGTTCACCTGGACATTTGACGCTCCGTCGGGTACGTACAAGAACCACGTTCTCAGCCAGAAGCTCCGCTACAAGGCCATCCAGGACACCAAGTTCATGGACTACGTCCGTGGCGTAGAGGGGTTCGGCCGCAAGAAGGGCGAGACTATCACCCTGACGCGCGTCTCCACGATCGCAGAGCCCAGCTCCGCGGTCCTCACCGAGCAGACACGAATCCCCGAGGACGTGTTTGCACTTAGCACCGTCTCGATCACCGTACAGGAGATCGGGCGGTCCGTTCCGTACACCTCGCTCGCCGAGGACCTGAGCGAGTACGACATCGAGAACCCGATCCAGCGCCGGCTCGTAGAGCAGAAGGCGTTTGTCCTCGACACGATGGCCGCGACCGGCTTCAAGGCCACGCTCATCAAGTACGCCCCGCAGGGGGCAGCGACCGCCACGGTTACCACCAACGGTACCCCGGCGACCGCGACCAGCAACCTCAACGTGTTCCACTGCGAGGAGATCCGCGACTACATGTACGCGACGCTCCAGTGCCCGACGTGGGACGGCCAGAACTACATGGCGATCGCGACCACGAAGGCTCTCCGCGGAATCCGCCGAGACCCGGCGTGGGAGCAGTGGTACATCTACACCAACCCGGCGGCGAAGCAGAACTTCGAGCTAGGCCGTATGGAGAACATCCGCTTCTCCGAGACGAACCACAGCAACGCACTGAGCAACGCCAAGGGGACCAACTCGATCGGCGAGGCCGTCGTCTTCGGAGAGGACGCGGTGGTCATGGCCGAGGCGATCACCCCGGAGCTGCGTGCCGCGCAGCCCGACGACTACGGCCGCAAGCGCGGGGTCGCCTGGTACGGCTGCCTGGCCTTCGGCCTCGTGTGGGACACCGCAAACGCCGGCGAGTGCCGGGTAATTCACGTCACCTCCGCCTAGTCTGGCGAGAAGGACAGAAGGAGACAGAGTCAAATGTACACAGATCCCAGGACCGTGTATCACTTCACCAACTCCGCCGGAACAACCATCGAGGTGGAGGCGACGGCGGCCATCTGCAAGAAGGTAGGCAGGCTCGCCGACATCGCGACGGCTGCGGACGCGGACATCGACGGAATCCGCTGCCCGTGCGGAGCGGACGTTGAGGCCTTCGGTGTCACCATCACCGAGGCAATCACCAACGCCAACGCAACCAAGTTCGTCATCTCCCTGATGGTAGCCGCCCTAGAAGGGGCTACCCCCGCGGCGGTAGCCACACTTACCCTGCCCGGTGCGGCCGCCGAGGTAGTACTGGCGGACGTCCGGCCCACGGGCAAGACCGCGGCGCAGGCTGTGGCAGTAGGGGCCCGCTGGCTCAGCGCAGACCTGGACATTCCCTACAGGGTTCCGCCCGGGGGGTACTTCTACGTTCAGGTCACTACCGCCGCCGGTGGTGCCGGAGGTGCCGTAAGGCCCTTCGTTGTGGTCAGAGAACCCGGAATGCCCGACCCGACAGCGACGAGTCCGGTAACGCGGGTAGCGTCGTAGTAGAAACCGAGCGCCGGTTGCCGGGCAGTGTCAATAAGCCCCGGCAACCAGGCTTCAACAGGAGAAGATATGCCTGACATCGCCTACAGCAATGTTACGTTTACCGTAATTGGGGGGATGGAGAGGAAGGCCGGGGGAGTCCGGGGCCTACGTGAGGTTACCGCGACTATCGCCTTCGGAAACAACACGCTCACCTACCCGACGAACGGCGTCCCGATCACCGGGGCGTCGCACCTAGGAGTGACCGAACTCGTCCGGGCGTGCCGGGCCCTCGGCTTCCCGGAGGAGCTGGTCGACCTCATCATCCTGGACCAGAGCAACAACGCCAAGGGCTACAAGTTCGAGTGGGACAAGACGAACAACAAGATCAAGGTCTTCGTCTCGGCCGGGTTTACCCCGGCGGGGGCGGTCACGGGAACCGCGGCGGCCCAGGCGTTCACCGGCTCCGCGCTCGCTGCCCACAACCACGACATGAAGGTCATCGGCGGGCAGGCCGCCCACGGAACCAGCACCGTTACCGTTCCGGCCGCCACCGACCTGCTCGGGAAGGAGGAGGCGGCCGACGCCGATATCCTCGGAGCCGACTACGCGACGAAGGGCGGGGTCGTTCCTATCACCGCCGGAACCCCGGCCGGAACCAACGCCGCGTCCGCGCTGACCGCCACGTTCGCGGGAACCGCGGTAGGAGCGGCGGGACTGGCGGAGCACGCCAACGCGACCTTTGTGCCGAACCCCGCTACTCTAAGGGTCCTGGCTCGGGGGTACTGAGAGTTTAGCCCAGATCGGGCTAACCTTGCTAACTTCACTATATGTGCCCCCGGGAACCGGGGACGCGAAGGGAGACCGCATCATGGAGGGACAGAGAGTTCACGAGTACACGGTCGAGGTGGGACCGGACGGTATGCCGCACGCGCGGCTTGGCAAGGTCCACAACCTGATCACGTTCATCAGAGAGGGGTCCGAGAAGGTCCACTACCTCGACGGGCGGTGGGTCAACGACGGGGGGCGCGAGGTGCCAGAGACACTGGTGTCCGATGTGATGCGCCAGACCGTTGCCGACCTCCCGTTCGATCCGACGCGGAACATGGACCCCGACGTTATCCAGAACTGCGAGTTCTGCGACGAGTCGATGCCGAGCCGGGAGTACGCCAGACACCTCGTCGAAGCCCACATACGGACGCCCAGGCAGCAGCAGCTAACCAATGACAACACATCAGGTGTCGACTGGGTCGTACCCACCCCGGTGTCCAGGGAGACGATTGATCCGACCCCACGGGCCACGATCGCTGGCAGATCGGTTTCCGGATCCGGAAAAAGGAGCGAGTAGGTAGATGCCAACAGTCTACGCGGTACGGTCCGAGCTTCCCCGTGTGGTTCAGGACGTCTGGACTATCACAGGAACCAACGACGGGTACCCAGAGTCCGCCCCGCAGTACGCCAACAAGACGGCGCAGTGCATCGGTACCTGGGCCGCCGGGACAGTTATAATCGAGGAGTCAAACGACGGAACCAACTGGACGACCTCGATTACCAACGCCGGTACGGCCGCCAGTTTTACTGCTGACGGAAGCCTGGTTATAGCGTCGAACGCCAGGTACCACAGGCCCCGGGCGTCGGTCGCGGTAACCTCGGTCGTAGTCACCCTAACCTGTTCTGCCGTCTAGCCGGAGGAGATATGGATGTTACCAGAGCAGTAGAGGCCATTCGCCCACTAATGGCGCAGGCCAGAGCGCTGTGCGCGCTGGAGGAGGTCCTCTCGGCGATCGGACCCATCGAGAACCACCGAAACGAGCTGGTTCGAGAGCGCGAGCAGCTGAAGGTGGAGATCGCGGAGATCCGGGTTGAACTAGAGAGGGTAATTCGAGAGGACCACAGGGCCCGAGCCGACGCCAACCGCGCCGGAGAGGTAATCAAGTCGGCGGCGAGGGGTGAGGCCCGAGATATCCTTCTGAAAGCGAATAAGGAGGTAGCCGAGGTTCGCGCCCAGGCCACCCGGGACGTTCAGCAGCTTCGTTCGGACGCCGAGGAGCTGACCGAAAAGATCCGCTGCGCCAGCACCGAACTGGCTAGGGTGTCACTCGAAAAGTCTAACCTGGAGGCTGCCGTAGCGGCTCTCCGCTCCAAGGTGGCGAACATTTGAGCCAGGACGGGATCTTTACCTGCAACCCCCTCGGAGCCACACAGCACCAGATACTAAACGCGGAGTACGACGGGTCGGGAAATCTTCTGTATCTGGGTCTCGCGGCGCCGGGCACCGCCAACGGCAGCTCCGGATGGCTCATCTCGAAGTTTACCTACGACGGTAGCAACCGCGTCCTAACCAAGCGCTTCGCCGGGGGGAACCTGGACTACACGAAGGTGTGGGACAACCGGGCCGCTCTCAGCTACTCCTAGCTAATATGGCGAAGCTATTTAACCCACTCGTATTCTCCGGCTTCGACGAGTACGGTACCACTGGTACCGTTACCAGTGTGGCGGGCGGCGTAGGGCTCACCGGTACGCCCGACCCCATCGTGGGAGCTGGTACCCTCGATCTCGATATCGGTTCGCTTACAACCGGAGCGGACCCGCTCGCGGCGGGAGATCTGTTTCCCTTCGTGGACGTGTCGCTAGGTACCGCGCCGGCACACCAGCGTAAGGTTACGTTCTCCGACATTCAAGCCGCTCTCACGTTCCCCGTTACCAGCGTCTTCGGCCGTACCGGAGCCGTAGTCGCGACGGCGAACGACTACACCTGGGCACAGATCGACAAGGCCGTATCCAGCCTGGCCGACATCACGACGAGGTCGCATACAGACCTTACCAACATAGGTATCAACACCCACACGCAGATCGACAGCCACATGTCCGCGACATCTGGTGTCCACGGAGTAGTGGGTACAGTGGTTGGAACGACAGATATTCAGACTCTGTCGAACAAGACACTCTATAACGCTCAGGTGTCTGGCTATCTTAACATGACCGGAACGTACTTCTACGCGACAGGTGACTGTACATTTGACCTCAGCGGCGCGGCCGACCGAACATTCACCTTTCAAAATACCACAGCAGGTAAGGTAGCCAATGTGCGGGTCGAGGGCCGTATCTCCTTTCAAGACGGTTCGGGCTTTTCGGTATCCCTGGCCTGCCCCGCAACGGCGTCACGGGTGATAACCTTTCCAGACGTGACGGACACCGTTGTCACGCTTGACGCCACGCAGACGCTTACCTCGAAGACGCTGACGACACCGACGATCGCGAGCTTCGTAAACGCCGGGCACACGCACCAGGCGGCGACCAGCGGCGGGCAGCTAGACCACGGGCTCGCACTCACAGGACTGACCGACGACGACCATACGCAGTATGCTCTCCTTGCCGGAAGGGGGGCCGGACAGACCCTTCGAGGTGGGGTGAACAGCGGAAACTCGCTAACCCTTCAGTCCAACTCGGTAGACTCCAGCACCGGATACCTGGAGCTAGATGGCGAGTGCCACCTTAGAAACTCCCTTACCACCCTAGGTGCGACCCCCGGTGCCAGCGAGAACTGCATACTGTTTAACCAGACGGTGAGTCCCGGCGCCACCAACCAGCAGCTCTCGGCGTTCAGCTTCACTCCTACGACCACCGTCGCCTACGGTAGCTACGCCTACTACCCTATCACCCTAGGAGGAACCACCACATTTACCACCGGGAGCGGATCGAATACCAACTACCTAATTCGGTGCAGCCCCACGTACACCACCGGGGCCACGCCCATTACGTCAATTACCCTTCCGGTAGTCCTCGCCGATCAGAGTACGATGCGTAGCCAGCACTCCCCCGCGGCGACGTACATTGGTACCTACTCGACCGTACTGAGTATTCCAACCTTCGACGTCGCCGCCGGTGGAACCGCCTTTGCTGCCTCCGCTTATGGGATGTCCTACAGCCCCGTATTTAACGGTCCAGCAGGTATGGCGATCTCATTCGCGTGTACTCACGCGAGCATACTGGATGCTCCGTACTATACCATAGCGGCGGGAGGAACTGCGGTATTTATAAGATACGGGTTGCGCTTTACCAGACCGTCTACCGGAGGAGCCGGTATTCCGTACACGTTCGGAAACTGGGCGCTGTATGTAGAGGACCAGACGGTTACCAACACGGTAGGTAGGGTCTGTGTGGCCGAGTCGCTGATGAACGCGAACTCGACGCTACACTACAACCTCTACTTCTCCGGAACCGCCAAGAGCTGCAGCGCCGCGGGATTCTTGCTCGGTGCGGTAGGACAGGGCAACGCCAACGCACTTGACATCGCGAAGGACTGGGGAGTTAGGGAGAACTCACCCGCTCAGATCACCTCAAACCAGAACGACTACGTGCCGGGTAACTACTCGGTGCTCAGACTATCTACCGATGCGTCGCGAGACATAACAGGCATCGCCAACGGATACCAGGGAAGGATCTTATGGATAGTCAACGTAGGAAGCAACAACCTTCGGCTGATGAATCAGAACGCCGGGTCGGTTGCGGCAAATCGAATAATCACCGGAACGGGTGCAGACATCACGCTGGCCGCGGACGACTGGGCGGAGCTGTGGTATGACAGCACCACGGCTCGGT